AAGCCCCAAGCGTAAAGTCGGTGGGCATCACTGGACAGCTAACAGGAAGCAGAGCCGATTTAATGATTTTGGACGACATAGAAGTGCCTGGAAACTCTATGACGGAACTTATGCGTGAAAAACTTCTACAACTCTGTACTGAAGCGGAATCCATCCTCACGCCAAAAAGTGATAGCCGTATTATGTATCTCGGGACTCCTCAGACTACTTTTACTGTTTATCGTAAGTTGGCAGAGCGTAATTACCGTCCGTTCGTTTGGCCAAGCAGATACCCCCGCAAAGGAAAACTTAGTCAATATGAAGGACTCCTCGCACCTCAAATAGTTGAGGATATAGATGAGGGAGTGGAGGAATGGTCAGTAACTGATCCAGACCGCTTCGATAATGACGACCTAATAGAACGTGAAGCAGCTATGGGTCGTTCTAACTATATGCTTCAATTTCAGCTAGATACTAGCTTAACAGATGCAGAAAAATTCCCTCTTAAAATGGCTGACATGGTTGTTACCAGCGTCAACCCTTCTACTGCTTCCGATAATGTTATTTGGTGCTCAGACCCACAAAACGTCATCAAAGACCTCCCAACCGTCGGACTCCCAGGAGATTACTTTTACTCTCCTATGCAGTTACAGGGAGAGTGGACCCCTTACTCCGAAACAATTTGCAGCGTGGATCCCTCTGGAAGAGGAACAGATGAAACAGCTGCCGCCTATATATCCCAAAAGAATGGGTTCCTATACCTCCATGAAATGCGAGCTTATAGAGACGGATATAGCGACAACACCCTCCTCGACATCCTAAAGGGATGTAAGAAGTATGGTGTCACTAAACTTGTCATAGAGACAAACTTTGGTGATGGTATGGTGTCTGAACTATTCAAGAAACACTTACAACAGACAAAACAATTTGTAGATGTAGAAGAAGTACGTGCTAATGTTAGAAAAGAAGACCGTATTATTGATTCTCTTGAACCTATCCTTAATCAGCACAGACTTGTGGTTGATAGGAAGGTTATAGAGTGGGATTACAAATCTAATCCTGATGAAGCACCTGAACTCAGACTTATGTACATGCTCTTCTATCAGATGAGTCGTATGTGTAGGGAGAAAGGTGCAGTTAAACACGATGACCGTCTGGATGCCCTTGCACAAGGCGTTAAGTACTTTACTGATGCTATGGGTATCTCCGCTAATGAAGCGATAGCAATGCGGAAACGTGAAGAGTGGGAGTCTATTATGGCAGACTTCCTTGAACACCCTACTAAATCTGCTAATCATTTGGTATTAGGTATGGATAAAGAACAAAGAGATAAAGCACGTGGTTATGATGGGCACTCTTCAGTCCCCACCTGGGTTTAGACCGACCACACACTTATACAGGGGAAGGGAAGGGTGGACCCGACCCCTTGAGGAGGGATCTCACGACCCTCCTCTTACATAATATCATCATTTGATATTCTTTAAACACCACCATAAACCTCCCATGACAGTAGATCAACCTGTAATAGTAACAGGATGTCAAAGAAGCGGTACTAATATAACTGCTCATATCTTAGGTAATGCTAGACAGTATATCACCTTAGAAGATACAGATTGGGTTCCTTCACAAGAACACATTAGTACCCTTAAAGATTTAGTAGATAGTGGGAGAAATAGACTTGTAATCCAATCTCCAGCTGCCTTAAACCACTTTCACTTCATACATCACCTTATACCTTCCCTACATTGGGTGGGAGTTAAACGTGATAAGAAAGAGATAATAGCCTCTATGAAACGTGTTAAGTGGATGCAAGATACATATCCAGACTATTTACCCTTCTATCATCACCATATTCGCTTCATGAACTCCCAATGGGGACTCCTAAAGCAACTTTTACCCGAAGATAATTGGACTGAAGTTAAATATCCTGATGAATTAACAGAATATCCTGAATTTATACCTCAAATCCAACGAAAAGACTTCACAACTCATCAAACTAAGCTAAATGAACCAAAAGGTCCACAATACTGGCTTAGTGACCTCCAAGGCTTTACTGAAGCTGCAAATGAAGGCTCAAACATCTTTAACCAGGAAGAAAGCCAGGAAAATACTGAAGAAGTACCTCAAAAAAATAACAAAAATGTCTGAAGTCGTATAGCGTCACGGCCTGGACGCCATTACCCCCATATCCCCCTAAATATTATAATATATAGTCAGATTTTATTTATTTTTAATAGGTTTGACTTTATTTTTTCATTATTAGTAATAGAAACTGAATCAAATTGTAAATTAATATGTTGCGATCTGTTTGCGATTCATTATTAATAAGTATTATTCACAGTCAGACTAATAATAATAAAGAATGTAATATGATTTAATTGTTAATTGTTATTCACAGTCAAACACGGTAATATAAATAGATAGTAATAGTATTGTACTGTATTAATAATAAATAACACAGCTAATATATTATCTCATGAGAATCATGTGGGAATGCTGAAATCTCATGACAGTCTCAGGATTCTATGGTTATAATCGAGGGAAAGACAAAAGTTTTAAACTCGATACTCATTCAAGACCAAGATGAGATGTGTGGTTATCAAAACAAATGATGACAAACTCCAATCGAAGGCTTATAATGAGTTCACAAGGGTCAATCATCCTAAGTTCAGTTGAAATCCTTATTCACTAGATGAGAACTTACTGCTTACCAATTGCTGACCAATCATGTCTAATGAGCTTGTCAATTGCTTGTTATTCTCCATTGAAGATCACATTCGTAAGAGGTTTAATAAAGCGAGTATCTATTGCTGTCTAAGTTGTACCAGCGTTAGGAGTGGCATTTGAAAGTTAACCTTTAGTTACAGCGAAGCCTACAAGTCTCGATTACGAGTTAACATATTGGTGTCCTGTAAAATTTAGCTCTGACGACAAGATCCATTGACCCTTTTCTATTCACTTATCATGGAGTTATCATGGATGCAATTGATAAACTTATCGAGACCTATTCGGTTGAAGATTTCAAGGAAATTGCTGATCATGGCTGTCAATCTGGTGTGTGCCGCAAACACATATATTATGGTGACACCATCCGCTTCTATGAAACCTATGAAAACGAGATTACTGAGTATATCAGAGATGCATATGATACTGACTTCTTAGTTAAACTATTCAATGAAGCAGGTGCAGATCTAGATACATATAAGAATGATGTAGTCTGGTGTTTCATTGAGATGGTAGCCTTTGAGATCAGTGAGACTGATGAGATCTATGCCTTAACATAAGGCTTTACTGGTTCATTCGTATAATGGTTAGTACGCTAGCTTGTCACGCTAGTAACACGGGTTCGACTCCCGTATGAACCGTTAGATAGTTTACTCTATCTATTTGTCCACTTATTGCTAATTACTATGGCTAAACGAATCGGAGTAGTAGGAGTTACTAAAGCTGAGAATGCTCAACTTGGACTACTACTAAAGTATATCTTCACTAACGATGAAGTATATAACTCAATTCCTAGTGAAGTACTAGCTTATCCTGATGCTTTCACTGCACTTTGCGGAAGGTTTTCAAAATGAGATTTGATACTACACATGAATACTATTTCAATGACGCATGTGTTCACTATAATGCAGAGCATGACACTCTCATGATATGCAGTCATGGTGAATCAACTGACCGTCTATTGATTGAGGGATTAGACAAGAAGGCGATTGATAGATTTCGCCTGGAATTAAACAAGGAGGCTTTAGAGAATGTCAATGATAAAGAATTATCTTCTTGACTTACAGCGTCAACAGGACGCAATCCATGAGTCTCACACTTTACTCGCTGAGTATAAGTTATTTAGTTCACTATCTCCCATGAAATATGACTACAACAACAAAGAAACCAAGACCAGCAAGGCGTAGGAAAGCAACTGTTAAACCTATGACTTCACAAAGTTATCCAGTGATTATCACTGAACAGAGAAGAAAGCTTACTGAATTAACACCTTTTGAATTAGGTTTGTTACCATTCCTATACCTTGAGTTGTTAGTCAAGGAAGTATATGCTAGACTCTCTCTCAAAGCCTCTTAGGAGGTTTTCTGAGGGACTCAATATCCCTACTGTTTATGGATTATTACTATGAAGAAGACTTATCAAATGTATTTTGGTCGTAATACTCCTAATGGATATGTTACTGACCAACAGTGGGACTCATTCCAAGACATCATCAGTATGTCATTCGCAGGTTATACTGTGCAAGATGTAGATGGTGCCTGGAAAGGTGATCCCGAAAGAACTAAGCTAGTAACTGTTAATACTAAGTATCAAGATAAGGTACAAGATGTATGCGATGCGTATATATCTGCATTTAATCAAGATGCTGTAGGCTTAAGAGTTAGTGAGCCAATGAGATTTGTAACTAGAGTATGTGAGGTTGCATGATCTCATATACAAATTCACAGTCAAGCGAGGTATTATGACTACATTCAGAGAGGATTTAATCATGTCCTTGATGCAAGAATGCTATGGTAAGATAGGCATAGCCAAGATGAACATCGAAGTTATGTTAAAGAATCCTACTGGTGTTGGAGATCATTCTAACTATGTACAATCTATCAAGGATCAAGCTAAGATTATAGCTGAAGCCAAGGGATTACTAGAAGTATTGGAGAAGGATTTCTATGACAAAGAGTAGAGAATACTTACTGTACAATGCTGTGCTATCATGGTTAGCTAACTATGGTAAGATGGAAGATGCTAAGGGCTTGGCTCTAGAATATAAACAATTAGAAAAGGAGTTAAAAGCTGAGTATGAACAGTCAGAGAGTACTCCCGTTCAAAAACGGGGACGTCCAGCGAAAAGACAAAGGACGAAAAAAACCGCAAGCTCTCCGTCAAGCACGGAAGCGAGTAAAACAACTTAAGAGGAAACTTAATGCCTAAGTATCTTGTTAAACTAGAGAGTGGTAGAGATTTCGTAATGGAATCAAACTACCTTGACACTGATCCAGAAGATGTTGTCGAATTAGCTTATGAAGCTTGTGAGGAAGCAGCTTACATGGACGATTATTTAAATGATGTAGTGAGGATTGATGGCTAAAAAGAAAAAGAAACCTGACTTTCCTAATAACTGGGAAGCAATCGAAGATTGTCCTGATAGTTTCTTCTATCCTATACCATTTGATGAATTCATGGACTGGAAGATATTTGGTTATGAAATACCATCGTCTATTGACTCTATTATCAGAGAACATAACCTTGAGACTGGTAAAGTAACTGAGTATGTCTACCGTACATTAGATGGAGGTAAGAAGAGAGCTAAAAGAATCATGGATGAAGGCAAGAGTGAGTTCATAGTATGTACTCATGAGCAAGTTCATCACGTATACCCTGAAACTATTAATGAAGATGAGGAGGATTTATTCTAATGAACCGTTCACTTGATGATATTTATACATATGAAAAACAAGCCATGGACATCCTTAAGGATAGATGGCTTATGGGACACATAGAATATGATAAGTACATAGAAATTAAATCAATTCTAGCTGATCAAATTAGTGATGAGATCCGAGACTACACCACGACCCGAACTGCTTGATGAACAGATTAAGCTTGAACGTGAGGCTATTAGTTGTGGGTTAAAACGTCTACAAGATCAGACAATTAAACTGGAAGATCAGAGTTATGCATCAGCTACTATATATGGTATTAGTAGCATTGACACATTATTACCTTTATTAATAAAAAGACTAGAAAAGACTAATAAAAGAATACATGAAGGTTACAATGGCATAGCTTTTAAAGATATTCACAGTCAACTCGCCCACGTAGATACTGCAGCAGCAGCTGCCATTACATGTAAGCTAACATTCGATAAAGTATTTAGTTACAAGGAAGGATCTAATCAAGCTGTTAATATATGTGATGCTATTGGTAGAGCAGTAGAAGACGAAGCACACATGAGACATTATGAGACTAATGCACCAGGACTCTTAGTTAAACTAAAAGAGAATTACTGGCATAAAGCATGTGGTACTCAACAGAAGTTAGTTGTTATCAGAACACTAATGAATAGATATAATGTCAAACAGTGGGTACCATGGGGTACAGAGCTTAGGGTTAAATTAGGTACATGGTTATTAGATTCATTGATGCAATCTAGTGGCTGGTTTCATAAACAAAGAGAAAGAGTAGGTCGTAAGACTACGGTTTATATCACACCCACTCCTGAGTTTATGGACATCAAGGACGAGGTTATGGCTAATGCTGAGTTATTCAGCCCGTTAGCATGGCCAATGTTAATAGAACCTAAAGATTGGACACCCCATGAAGCTGGCGGGTATATACTAAATGAGGTGATGCATGGTCACGATTTAGTTCGGAGGGGCGACCACACACTTATACAGGGAGAAACACCTTTAGCCTTTATCAATAAGATTCAGAAGGTTGGATATAAATTAAATCCGTTCACGGTCAGAGTTGCAGAGGAATTGCAACAGGCTGGCATAAGTGTTGGTAAGTTCCTCCCGATTATTCATTATGATCTACCACCAAAGCCAGTAGATATAGCAGAGAACAAAGAGTCTCGTAAGGCTTATCGTAGAGAGGCGGCAGAAGTGATGAATAAGAGAGCCGCAGAGTTCAAGAGATCCTGCCGCACACGTATGACAATGGAAACTGTCCAACGTTTCAAGGGTCGTGATAGATTCTTCCATCCGTGGAGTTTTGATTATAGGGGTAGGGCATATCCTATACCTGCATTCCTTACACCACAGGATACAGATTTCGGCAAGGCACTTATTGTCTTCGCTGATGAAGCATATATCACTGAGTCTGGAAAAGAATGGTTAGCTTTCCAAGTAGCCACAACCTATGGCTTAGATAAAGAAACGATGGCTGATAGGCTGTCGTGGACCACACAGAATATACCGTTGATTACCAGAGTAGCCACTGATCCTATAGGGAACATTGGTGACTGGGAGGCAGCGGACGAACCGTGGCAATTCCTTGCTAGTTGTGAGGAGTACTATGCGGTGGTAACTAAACGCTTAAGAGAACACACTCGCTTATGTGTTGCCACGGACGCTACATGTAGTGGGCTTCAGATCCTCGCAGGGCTTGCGAGAGACCGTAAGACAGCACAACTCGTCAATGTGTTGCCTTCTGAACGCCCACAAGACGCATACAAGGTAGTCGCTGAGACTGCGAAACCTTTCGTGCCTATTTCGCTACACAATGTTTGGGATAGAAAGGCGGTCAAAAGAACTGTCATGACTATCCCTTACAATGCAAAGCCATTCTCTAATAGATCGTACATTAAAGATGCTCTTAAAGAGGCTGGTGTAGAAATAAGCAAGGATGATTTAACACTCACAGTCAAGGCGGTGAGAGAAGCTATGGCTACCGTAGTTCCTGGCCCTATGTCAGTGATGAAATGGATCGAGGAGGAAGTAACTAAGGCAATCAAAAGAGGAGCCACAGAACTTAAGTGGGTCACGCCTTCTGGATTCATAGTTAAACAGAGGATAATGAAGAAGAACATTAAGCGATTCGACCTACAATTACTAGGTAGATGTGTCTTAAATGTTGCTACTGATGATAAGAATGAGGCAGATATAAACAGACATAAAGCTGCTACAGCACCCAATCTGATTCATTCTTTAGATGCTAGTTTATTACACATTAGTATCAGAGATTATAATCATCCGATTGCATTGATCCATGACAGCGTTCTCACACGTTCGGTTGACATGGATGAATTATCAGCTAATATAAGGAAAACTTATATGCATCTATTTGCAGAGCATGACTATTTAAACGAGTTTGCACATCAGATAGGCGCAGAAACTAAACCACCGATCATTGGTGATCTGGAACCAGAAACCGTGATTGACTCAACATACTTTTTTTGTTAAATGTATTCATTATTTGATAGCTTCTTTGCACCACCTACAATAGTAGTGGTCTCAGAAGAGAGATTACAAGCTGCCGAAAGGGAAGCTAAGTTAAAAAGATTGAAAGCTGTTGATGATAAACTCTCTGAATTGAGGGAGTATCGTCAAACACTAGCTAAAGAGTTAGCACCAGCAGAGGAGGCAACCTGCGATGTCTAGAGACGTACACGTTACCGAGAATGTAAAGCTAGAAGGCTTTCAAGCTATACTAGAACCTGGTAAATTTGGCTATTCATTATCAGCAGTAGTTGATGAGAAGATAGTAGATGAACTAGAGACAGAAAGGAAGGATGTCCTTAGATGGGCTGAATCCAAACTCAAGAACCCTAAGAGAGCTACTCTAAAACCTACTCCATGGGAGGAAGTTGCAGAGGGTAAGTTTAAACTTAAGTTCTCATGGGGTGAAGATAAAAGACCTCCAGTTGTTGATACTGAAGGCACACCTGTTACAGATAAAAAGACACCACTATATGGCGGATCTACTGTTAAATTGGGTTTCTATCAAAAGCCTTATATTCTACGGGATGGGATTACCTATGGTAGCTCTCTTAAGCTGGTTGGTGTACAAGTTGTCGAGTTAAATAAAGAGGCAGCTGGTACTGATTCAGGTGACTTAGATGAAACAGCAGTAGCTGATCTATTTGGTAAAACAAAGGGATTCAAGGCTGCTGCACAGGAAACCACCGATGTCGAACCAGAAGAAGACTTCTAAAGAAGATCACGTAGCTTGGGCTCAGAGAGCTTATAATAGACTCAAAGAGTCCAAGAATAATAAATATAGATCCAAGCTTGAAGAGAGGATCGCTGATCTACTTGAAGGGCTTGGAGTCTCATACGAATATGAGTCTGAGAAACTTAGCTATACAATTGAGCACAATTATACTCCTGATTTTGTGCTACCAAATTACACTTATCTCGAAGCAAAAGGATACTGGGCACCCGAAGATAGAAGGAAAATCCTTGCTGTTAAGAAGTCCAATCCAGATGTAGATATAAGGATGGTATTTCAATCACCTTATAATAAGATAAGTAAGAAATCAAAGACGACTTATGCTCAATGGTGTGAGCGTCACGAGATACCATGGGCACACTTCCATGACATTCCACTCGATTGGTTAATATGACCGATGCAGAATTTGTAAGACATGAGCCTTGCAATAATTGTGGCTCATCTGATGCGAATAGTTTGTATACAGATGGCCACTATTTCTGTTTCTCATGCCAAACTTACACACCCGCAGAGGGTATAAATCTTAATTCACAGTCAACCCGAACAATGTCAAATGACACGAT